AGGGTTGGAACAATTGATTTCGGAGTCGGTAACAATCCCTCGGAACCCGGTAGCTCCAGAAAAACTGCCACTGAGATTCAAGCGCTGGTGAACACCGGTTCCGCGGGAGCCGACTTGAGAAACCGTCTGTTCCGAATGTCGCTAGGTCGCCTATTCCGTCAGTGTTGGGCAATCTATCTGCAGTACGACAAGAAGGATCTGAACTACCGATATGCAGAAGATACCGGCACAGTCCCGCCGGAAGCATTGCACGAACAGTATTCGATCATGCCCAAGGGTGGTTACGATTTCCAGACTCGCCAGTTCCAACTTCAGAAGGCAGTAGCCCGAATGCAATTGCTCGGACAGTCTCCTTTCATCAACCAGGCAGAACTTGTTAAGTCAGTACTCGAGCTCGACGATCCGAGCCTGGTACGTCGTCTAGTCCAAGATCCAATGATGAATCAGCAGGAACAACGCGAAGAGCAGGCGAAGGAACTTGCCGCGATGATGACGACCGCGTTCCCAATTTCTATCAAGCCTACCGACGACCATAAGGCTCATCTCGAGATCATCTTTGACTTCCAGCAAGCCGCGGAAAAGGGATTCCGCCAGGTTGACCAGGCTACTGCACAAGCAATCGGACAGCACCTGACTCAGCACTTAGAGGCGCTGGAGAAGATTGATCCTAACGTTGCCAGGGCAATTACTGCCGAGCTCAAGAAGATGAACAACGCAAAGCAACGCCAGCAACAGCAAGGGCCACAGGGACAAATGCCTCCTCCGGAAATGGCTGGACAAATGCCCGGCAACATGCAACAACCGATGGCGTGATAGCACTAATGAGACCGAAGGTGCAACTGGAAGCACTTCACGCCCTATATTCTTGGGCGAACGAATCTGGAGCAAATGGATCTGCAGTTGAGGTTGGTACATTCTCGGGAGAAAACGCTGTGATCATGGCTCAATACTTCAAAAGCGTAGTCACGATTGACCCATGGGCCAATGGATACGACAAAGACGATCACGCCTCAAATGCGGATATGGCAGAGGTTGAAAAGAAATATTTTGAGCGCATTGCAAACTTTTCAAACATTACCCACATGAAGTTAACCAGCCTAGAGGGTGCAAAGAAATTTGACGACGCATCTCTGGATTTTGTATATCTAGATGGCGACCACCAGACAGAAGCTGTGGTGGCAGATATCGACGCCTGGAAGCCAAAGGTTAGGAGCGGTGGTATTCTAGCTGGGCACGATATTAATATGGAAAAGGTGTATAACGCTCTGAATCAAAGACTTAATGGAGTTGTTGCAAAGTTATTCAAAGACAGTTCATGGGGGGTAATCATATGACAAAAATAAGAGCTTTAATAAACTTTATGCGTTTTACGATGTGGGTAGACGAACCGGAGTGGACTGAGGATGACGCCAGGTCGTTAGGTAATTTCATGAGATCAGAGCATGGTGTTAGGTTTGCCGCGATCCTTAGAAACATGACCATTAGGCAGGATTCTAGCGCAGTTCAAAAAGGCGACTTGACAGCGTGTGGGTTTGCAATAGGTTTCAGATCTGCAGTGGCAGTTATCGATTCCCTTGGAATTGATGCCACTCATCCCGCGGGAGGGGCAGACGACTAGAGGTTTCCCGCGGAGTACATAGACTAGTCACAATCCCGCCTGAGATCGTTAACCATCTCGGGGCTGGAGTAAAGGGGTTAGCATGGGTAATGGAATAGAACTGACCGAGGAATCGTTACGAAGAGCGGCCATGATTGAGGATGGGATTATCCCTCCAGATAAAGTGGAAGCGAAAACGGAAGCGGAGCCAACGTCGGAACCAGTGGAGAATACCGAGTCGAATCCCACGTCGACGACAGAACCTAAAACAGAAAATTCGCCTTCTACAACCGAAGTTGTGGATCAAAAAGGTGATAGTTCTTTAACAACGACAGAGTCTGAGAGTCCGGTTGAGTCATCCGACAAGGCCAAGGAAACCAGCAAGTACGAGAAGCTAAAGAACCGCCAGCAGAAAGAATGGGAAGCCATTCAACAAGCAAAGGCGGAATCTAAAGCTGAGAAGGAAAGTCTGGAGCGCGATCGCAATGAATTCCTACGCGAACGCGAAGAGGCAAGGAAGACCGACCAAGAGAGACCGGCAGGCAAGTTTGATGCGACAGATTACCGAAACGCTGCGAAGCAGTTTCGGGAAGAGGGTCGAGAAGACTTAGCCGAGCAGGCCAGCAAGAGGGCGGAAGAAGTTGAGAGACACGAAGTACAGCAACAGGAAAGAAAAGTAAAGGAAATTGGCGAGAAGGCATGGAACGACAATTTGACGAAAATGGTCGAAAAGCATCCAGATCTAAAGGATGCAAATTCAAGCCTCCACAAGAAAGTTTCCGATCTTCTCAATACAAAATCTGTTCTTCGTCAGTATCCTGACGGCATTGTTGATGCTGTCGAGATTGCGCAACTTGCCCTTAAAACGGATAACTCAACCGGATTAGCAGATGAAGTCGAAAAGCTCCGCAAAGAAAATGCGGAGTTCAAGAAACGTTTACAACCTGGAGTTGGCTCACCGTCAACACCGGCTCCGAAGAAGCAGTTTAGGGATTTATCCGTATCTGAACAAGGTGCCGAACTCCGCCGAATGGCGGTGGAATTTGACGACGCTAACTAGGGTTTAGACATAGGAGATAAAATTATATGGCACTAGTAACCTCTGGCTCGCTCGCCGCGGCCTACCAAGAGTACTTCTCGAAAGAATTACTCCAACGCCAATTGCCCATCCTTCAGATGGAACAATTTGGAATGAAAGCTGCTCTTCCCCGGAAGAATGGCTCAAAACAGATTCGCTTCTTCCGTTACGATAATCCTAGCATCAGCAAGATTATCGAAATCACCTCGGAAGGCACAAACCCTGGTGGAAATGAACGCGAATTGACGCTATCGACTGTTGGAGCAACCCTCCAGCAATTCGCCAGCTTGGTCAAACTGTCCGACATCCTCCAGGCCACAAACCTGTTCGATTCTATGGCACAAGCGACGACCCAATTAGCGGAAGATCACGCGCTGCATGCGGACACACTTGTTCACCGCGTACTAACGACCGGAACTACCTCCGGAAGTGGTACTCTGTCGACTTCTGTTCGTTTTGCTCAGAATGCAAACGCGACGAACTTTATCGCCGCGACTGCAGCTAACTCGGCATTCACTGCGCTCGACTTGCTCGATGCGGTGACTTCCTTGCGAGTTGACAAGGCTCCTACCCTCAAGGGATCTTATATGCTTGTGGCGGACCCTCGTTCTGCTCGTTCGATCCTCAACGATGACGACTACATCCAGGCGCATCGTTACTCGAACGTGGATAGCTTGCTGAAGGGCGAAGTTGGAACGTACTACGGAGTGAAAACTCTGTTGTCGCACAACGTTCTGTCCTTTGGTTCTGCTTCCGCCAGCGCCATCTCTGGCACTGCGGCAGCGGCCTATAACTCCAGCACAGCGCCATTCTTGGCGAACATTGTGCTCGGTGACCAGGCATTCGGCGTACCTTCCCTCACAGGGGATTCGCCTTATAGCCCCAAGGTTCTGATTGCAGACGGAGCGGACAAGTCCGATCCCCTCAATCTGATCACCTCGGTTGCCGTCAAAACGTACTACACTGCGGTTCAGTTGAACGGAGCGTTCTACCGAATCGTGTTTAGTCGTTCTGAAGTCAGCTAATTAACATGGGCGCGATCGTACTAATGATCGGGCCCGAAGCGAAGGTCCGGGGAGGCGAAAATCTCCCCGGGCCCGAGCCTAAAAGCAAGGGGTCAAAAATGACTAACATGGTAAATATTCCGATTGAAAATCTAACCATCTCGCAAGAGACCGAACAGGCCGAGCCTGTGGTTGGCGATATGGTTGAATTGACCGGAGAAGTTGTTGAAATTAAAGATGGCGTTGCCATGGTTCGCGTAAGCGAAGCTGAAGGAGAGATGGAAAAAGAATCTTCAGAAGCTGAAACCGAAGGCCAACGTCTCAGGAATGAAGCCGTCAAGATGGACGGTGGGGAAATGATGGAAGACTGATGCCACTTTACGAGTATGAGGATAGGGACACCGGGGGCGTCGTTACGCTCGAGCGTCCGGTAGACGAAAGGGACAATGTCCCAAGTAAGCTAAAAAGACGCAACTTTCCCTCTAGCTTCAGACTTGTTAATTGTGGTTCAGAACCAGCATACCACCCCGCGGCCATGGATGGTCGCAACATTCTAAAAGGTTATCACGCACTAGAACAAAAACTCGGCTCAAAGTTCCGCCCAAAACATAAAGCCGATCAAATCAAACAAGTTTGGGCAAAACATAGGAAATTAGAACCATGAGTGATATTAATATTCGTCGCGAATTAAGAGCAAAAGGTAAGCCTATCCGGATTGATTCCGCGTTAGAAACTACCGCATTGGAATTCATCACGGCCGCAACTACCGGAACATTTGTTTCTGGTACTTCGACCTTTGGGATTACAGTCCGGCTGAACGGCACTAACTACAAGCTCCCGGTCTTCAGCTAAACTGTATGTCCCGCGTGTCATCTCGACTCGTCCTTGGCGAGGCCGGGACGGCTATCGTTTCCAGCACTGGAACAAGTGATGGAAATTTTGATGCTGTCACCGCACTTACACAAGGTACGGTAAGCATCATCATTAGCGGAACGGCGTACAATAATGTAGGTTTTTACCATGGATCAACACTGCATGGTGACATTACTCGCGTTGCATATGTGAGTGGTGGACCGTTTGCGTTGTACAAAGACCTTCCGTAAGGAGTAAATCATGGGCCGCCAGATAGAGGAAATCATCTCTAGCCTTGGTCCGCTTACCGGCGGAACCGCGTCTATCAACATGAACTTGGTAGACATCGAAGCGTTACTAACCACGCTCCAGGCAGATGTGGCCGATGGCATTCGATTGCCCAACGCGACAACTGGTGGAACTGGTCCGACTACATTTACCAGCACCAGCTACGGCACGATTGCTACGGCAAGTACTGGTAGGTTGGGTTGCACTCTCTTTAATGAAGGTGCGGGTCGATTACACGCAACCCTGGG